AAGAAATGGCTGCTTATGTAGGGGATGTATTATCTTTTTATGTAGACAATCAATTACAGGAGACATTTTTACAATATGCAAAACAAAAAGAGAATCTATACTCTCTAGCCTATATGTTGGGATATAAACCTAAAGTAACATCAGCCGCATCAGTCGATTTAGATGTATATCAAATTATTCCTTCTAAAGGTTCTAGCGGTAATAAAACTCCTGATTATAACTATGCATTAATTGTAAATGAGAGCATGCAAGTAAACTCATCTATAATTAGAAACACTCCATTTATAGTACCAGAAAAGATTAACTTTGCTGTATCAAGCTCAGCAAATCCAACGGACATATCTGTATATTCATTCGATGGAGTAGGCGACCCGTTATTTTATTTACTTAAAAAAACTACAAAAGGTCTTTCCGGAGAAGTTAAAACAAAATCATTTACTTACGGATCTGCTCAAAAATTTAATACTTCCTTAATAGAAGATACAGATATTATAGAAATAATTGATATAATAGATAGTGACGGAAATACATGGTATGAAGTTCCCTACCTAGCTCAGGATACAATACTAGACGATACTTTAAATATTAACTATAGAGATCCAAATTACAGCTCAGAAAACGGAAATGTACCTTATATATTAAAACTTAAAAAAATACCTAGAAGATTTGTAACTAGAGTTAAATCAAATAATTCCCTTGAACTACAGTTTGGATCTGGTATGAATCAAAATGCAGATGAATTAATATTACCTAATAACGGCAACGTAGGACTAGGTATATTAGATAGCTTATCCAAAATAAACACTGCATTTGACCCTACCAATTTTACCACCACTGAAACATACGGACTGTCTCCATCTAATACAACACTAACAGTTAGGTACTTAGTAGGCGGGGGAGCACAGGCTAATATCCCTAGCAATCAACTTAATACTGTTTCAAGCTTTACATCGGGATTTTTCGGAGGTAATGTTGATCCGGTAATAGGTAATCAAGTATTACAGTCTATTCAAGTAAATAACCCTTCTCAAGCAATAGGTGGCGGTGACGGGGACTCGATAGAGCAGATTAGATTAAACGCATTAAGTCAATTCCCAACTCAGATGAGAGGAGTAACCCAGCAAGATTATCTATCACTATCATTAAGCATGCCTGGTAAATTCGGTCAAGTATCTAAAGCGTTCATTACCAATGATTTAATAACATTTAATAATGAATTTATTGATAATCCCGAATTAAAAGATCCATTATCAACCAGTTTATATATATTAGGATATAATCAAAATAGACAATTAATATCACCTCCGGATTCTTTAAAACAAAACTTAAAGACATACCTATCTCAATATAAAATGCTAACAGATAGTATTAATATAAAAAACGGATATATTATTAATATAAGCGTAGATTTTGATATAATACTAAGGCCAAACTACTCAGGTAGAGATGTTCTATTAAAATGCTTAGAAATATTAAAAGATTATTTTAATATAGATAGGTGGGAAATAAACCAGCCAATAATATTATCAGAGATATATACTGCATTAGATAACGTTTCAGGAGTACAAACTGTAAGCAACGTAATTATTAAAAATATATACGGAGAAGAAATAGGATATTCAAAATATTCTTACGATATTAATTCAGCTACGCTCAATAATGTAATATATCCATCATTAGATCCTAGTATATTTGAAGTAAAAAATCCTGATACTGATATCCAAGGTAGAATAGTAACCTTTTAATTAAATAACAATGGCAGTATATAAAATATTTCCTAATAAAGATTCTACAATATATTCTAGATATCCCATAACAAACGCGGGTAGGGATGAAATATTAGAAGTTGCCGTAAAAAACAACACCAGTATTACAGGTATATCCGATAATGTAGGATCAACTAACCTAGATGATATAAGAAGGTCGCTTATTTCATTTGCGCAAGATGATTTAAATATAATAAAATCATTTAACAGTCAATCATTTCAGGCCAATATAAGATTATTTTTAGCTAACGCAGAAAATCTATCTCAAAATTATAGTATAGAATGCTATCCCGTATCTCAAGACTGGATTATGGGAACAGGTAAATTTTTAGACAATCCTATAACAGACAATGGAGTATGCTGGAGAAATACAGGTCCAGGTGATGCATCACCTACATGGAATCCTGCTGTAGGAACAATGCAGTATCTGTTTACAACAGGAGGAGGAACATGGAATACTTCATATAAATCAACTCAAAGCTTCGACTATACTCTAGATAAGGACATAAACATAAATGTAACAAATGCCGTACTACAGCTATTCACCGGATCAATAAGTAATTACGGATTTATAATAAAACACTCAGGCTCTATAGAACTAAATACAGGATCGTATATTGATCTTAAATTCTTTTCCGCAGACACACATACAATATATCCACCATGTCTTGAATACAAATGGAACGACTTTTCATTTAATACAGGAAGCAATACAAATGGATTCATCACTAGTGATAATTTCGTTATTAATGTAGGCAATAATTTAGGAGAATTTAAAAGAGATACGAAATATAATTTTAATATTAAAGCTAGAGATAAATTTCCTACCAGACAATTTACAACATCATCAGTATACCTAAACTGGAAGTATCTACCTACATCATCATACTGGGCTATTCAGGATTATAAAACAACAGAAATGATAGTTGACTTTGACGAGAACTATACTAAAATAAGTGCAGATAGTAGCGGGAACTATTTTACAGTATACATGAACGGGTTACAGCCGGAAAGAACGTATAAACTATTAATAAAAGCAGATATAAGTAATGGCGAGGAAATAGTTGTAGACGATAATATTTTATTTAAAATAATAAGATAATGTCGGAAGAGATAAATTTATATAAAGAAGTATACGGTCAGAATACATATAAAAGAGTAGTTGATACACAGTTTACTCAGCTAGTACAACCTACTACTGATCAAGTAGAAGAAGACGCTACTGTAGAAAGATTTTTTGAATTATACGAACAGTTATTCTTTCAAATACCGCTTACTGGAGAAATAAATTCACATGAATATTTAGTAAACAGAAGCTCAGAATACCTAGGAGGATCAGTTATAACAGATAATGAAAAAGCTTTAATTCAAGAAATTAATAGTTTGAGGCAGCAGTTATTAGAAGCAAATACCAATTTAATAGAGATAAGTAAGCTAGGATAATGGAAATAGTAAATGTAAATTATTTAGGCTCTAACCCTGAATTTCAAGAATATAATAATAAAGACATTTCTTTAATTAATTATAATGTTATATCAAGAAATTTTGGAAATGGAGATGATTATATAGAATATTTTATATATGACTTAAATAATAATTTACTTACATCTAATTATAATGTAACAACATACTCGATAAAGAACGCTGATGTAGTTCTTAACGAAAGTAATATTCTTGTTTTAAATCCAGATCAAGATGTTATTAATGAAGGATTTGATAGAGGGGCAGTAAATATAACCTATAATTTCTTTAGAAAATTATTTAACAGCAGTGAGCTTAGTAAATTCTGGATAGGAGATATATCTAACGACAGAACAGAATTAAGAATATTTAGACAAGATCTATCTAATGACGAACTAGAGGCACTATTTAACGAATATAACCTGTATTCATCTACTAAAACATATTATCCAGACTTCTATTTAAATTTCGGTGATAATAAAACTATAATAGGAGTTAATATAGCATATGCATTAGTTGACAATCAGGCAAGTATATTAATTAAACTATACGAGCAGCTGCCTGATATATTCACCGAAAAGGATACATTATGGTTGGTTGATAAACTAAGCGAACCTGCTACATATAATATCGATATACAAGTTCCTGCAGAGCAGATCATTAATACTAATGCTTTAAGAGGACCTAATTACGACATTGAAATCACTGAAAAAGTAGGTCAAACTATAGGATATACATCTTTAAATTCCCTATTTAGTAATTCACTATCATCATCATATAGACAGTTAAAAAGTTTAGTAGACGAGAAAGGATACGATATCAACGTCGAATATACTGATTTTAGTAAATTTATACATTTCTCATCTGCAGTTGAAAGAATTACCAATTTTGCATATAAAATACAATTAATTGAAAGCTACAATTCAGATATATCATCCCTTAATACAGTAGTAGGGAATACCGGAACCATATCTAGCAGTGTTTCACTACTACAAAATAAAATAGATGATATCGTAGAAAAATTTGACGGATATGAATATTATCTTTATTTCAACTCAGGATCCGAAGTATGGCCTAAATCATCTAGTAATAAACCATATACACTCTATTCATATACAAGCAGTCAAGCTATTAATTGGATAGGAGGAGTAAATACAGTACCAACAGCAACTACTCATAGCATATTATATTCCGGATCAGTATACGATTCTAACAATAAAGACTGGCTATTAAATACCATACCATTATATCTAAAAGAAGATCCAAACAATCAACCATATCAGATTTTCTTAAGCATGATAGGTCAGCACTTCGATAACATATGGATTTATATAAAAGATATAACTAATAGGTATCAAGCAGATAATAGCTTAGACAAAGGGATCTCAAGGGATGAGGTAGGTGATGCTTTAAAGGATTTAGGTATTAAATTATACACTAATACTAACATATCCGACAATATATTTTATTCACTAATAGGCACAGGTCCAACTAATAGCCTACTGCCTCCAACCGGTTCAGAATTAATAACAAGCTATGTTACTTCATCTGAAGAAACAATGCCTGCTGATGATATTACTAGTGAATACTATAAAAGAATATACCACAATATTCCTTATTTACTTAAAACTAAAGGTACTAGAACAGGACTAAAATCTCTTATTAATTGTTTTGGTATACCGGACACTATTTTACGAATCAATGAATTCGGAGGATCTGATAAACTAGAATCTACCCCGGATCAAATACAAAATGATTTTATAACATCATATTGGAATAAAGGATCGCAATACGTAAAAGTACCATGGGGTCCTTCTGAATTCGTTTTTCTAAGCAGTAGTTACACTAATGTCGTACCCGACACTATTGAGTTTAACTTTAGAAACATTTCAGGATACCCTACATCTAGCACTTATTATACTCAATCACTATTTCAAGTAGGAACTGATCAGAATCTTCAATTCGGAGTTAATTTACAGTACAATCCATCATCTAGTATTCCAGGAGACCCTGATGAATATTACGGTAATGTAAAATTATATCTTAGCGGTAGCTACGGATTCGCTGCATCTAGCCCTATATCTCTTCCATTCTTTGATCCAACTCAATGGTGGAATATTATCATAAAAAGAGAAATAGGAGGAATTACAGGATTAGATCCCGATATTAATAATATTTATACCGTATCAGTAAAAAATGCATTATATAATCAAGACGGAAACGTTAATATAGGATTTACAGGATCTTCAAGTATCATAGTATCAGGATCCACTTCATCTAGCTATAATAATACCTGGCAATATC